TTGTCGGCACACTTGGATTCCAACAAATCCTGATTGGAACATATAAGGAGATATAAATGGCTGACGAACAACCAAAAGTAGAACAAACTACTGAACAAGCTGTTTCACAAGAAACAACACAAAATGAACCACAGAAAGAGGAAATAGATAAAAAAAAATTTTCTGAGGAACAAGTAAATGAAATCGTTAAATCAAGATTAGCTAAAGACAGAGCATCTACTTACAGCAAATTAGGTGTTGAGGATTTAGAAACTGCTATCCAAGCTGTTAAATTACAAAAAGAGGCAGAGGAAAAATCTAAAATTCAAAAGGGCGAGTTTGAAAAAATATTAAAAGAAAAATCTGACGAGTCTGAAAAAAGAATTAATAGTTTACAAACAGAACTTAGAGACATCAAAGTTAATAAAGCTTTACTGTCATCAGCGTCAAAAAACAAAGCTATCAACCCAGATCAAGTTGTAGAGTTGTTAAATAAAAATATCAAAATAAACGAATCAGGTAATGTTGAAATTCTTGATAAAAATGGTATAGCTAGATATAACAGTAAGGGGGAACTTTTTACTACTGACGAGTTAGTACAAGAGTTTTTAACACAGAACCCGCACTTTGTTACTGCCTCTCCAAGTGGTAGTGGCTCAGTGTCAAATGTGGATAGGTCAGAACTCAGTAAACCTTTCAATCTGAGTGATTTAAATATGAATAATCCAGCGGATAAGAAAAGGTATGCTGAGTATAGAAAGCAAAGAGATTCTCAACCGACAAAGATTGTTCTTAACAAACAGTAACCATTAAGGAGTAAAAAATGGCTAATGAAACGACAAGTAGCACGATTTCAGAACTATATACTGAGATTGTAGCAGAGGCGTTGTTCGTAGCAAGCGAACAATCCATAATGAGAGGTCTTGTCAGAAACTACACTATTGCTGGTGGTGGTAAGTCGGTTGAAGTTCCGATTTATGCAAATGTATCAGCGGCGGCAGTGAATGAGGCAACTGATCTTTCTAACACGGCGGTGAATCCATCGAGTGTAACTATAACGGCCAGTGAGATAGGTATAATGACCACTTTAACTGACCTAGCAAGAAATTCAGCATCAAGAAATGTTGCGGCTGACATCGGCAGACTATTTGGTGAGGCGATTGCAACTAAAATTGATACTGACCTTGCGGCTTTGTTTACAGGGTTCTCAACAGAGAAAGGCCCTGGTGCTGGTTCTGAACTTACAGTTCAAGATTTATTTGAATGTGCGGCAGAACTTAAAACTAACAAAGCACCTGGCCCGTACTACGGAGTGTTCCACCCTAAACAAATATTCAATGTCAAAAAATCTTTGACAAATACATTTGTTGGTAGAGACACAGAGTTATCTAATGAGGCTATGAGATCAGGATTTGTAGGCAATATTGCTGGAATACAAGTCTTTGAAAGTTCTAATATCTCAGTAGATGGTTCAGACGACTCTATTGGTGGCGTATTCTCACAAGACGCTTTAGGACTAGCGATGATGCAAGACTTGAAAATTGAGAGTCAGCGTGACGCAAGTTTAAGAGCAGATGAAATTGTGGCAACGGCAGTATTTGGTGTCGGAGAGTTACATGACTCTTACGGCGTTAAATTAACAGCTGACACAGTAGCGGCTTAATAATCAAAACAATTAAGGGGTGGCTTGTCCACCCCTTATCTGATATAAAAAATTATGACTATAGAAACTGTAAAACTAATTAATGATAAAAACGGCTCTATCATTGAAAGAAAAAAAGTTGACTACGAAAACAATATAAATATTTGGACTCAGCGTGGTTGGAGTTTGCATGATGGTAAAGCTGTAAAAGCTAAGACTGAAACACCAGTTAAGGCGGTAAAAAAAGTTGTTAAGAAAGTTACGAAAAAAAAGAAAACTAAAAAATAATGTCATCGACAGTATTTAGTGTGGCAAATGCTAATCTGCAAAAGATACAACCAGACATTTTAGGGTTTGGTATTACTACTTTTGTCGATCAAATACAATTTGCTGAAAACGATGTATTAAGACGTATCCGAGAGGAATGGTGGGAAAGATACAGACACCAAGTCAGATACAAAGATATTACAAAAGTCACATCTGTTGAAATGGAAAATAGCAAACTCACACCATCACAGTGGGAGTTATCTGTTGTTTATTTAGCACTATGGAAATATATTTATCCTCAACTTACAAAATGGAGAGACCCCGACACTGGCGAGGGCAAAGATACATTCCAAGTACAAATAGATTTTTACAGGGACAGATACGAAGAAGAGTTCCAAGCTATATTGCGGGACGGGGTCGAATATGATGAGGACGGCGGGGGGACTGTATCTGATAGTGAGAAAGAGCCGATACACTCATTAAGATTAGTTAGATAATGGTTGCCGATATAAAGGTAAAATTTAATACTATTGAAGTAAAAAATTTTCTAAAATTACTCAAACAAAAACAAAGGTCAGCTATAAATTCAGCATTAAGCAGAGTATCAAATATGGCTATATTAATGATAACTAAAAGAACACAATCAGGAAGATTACCTGATGGTGGTAGAATGTTGCCTTATGCTAAATCAACTAAATCAGATAGAAAGAAAAGAGGACGGCAAGTAGGTTTTGTAGATTTAACTGATTCGGGTAAAATGTTTAGAAGTTTAGATTTTAGAACAAAAGCATTTAAAAGCACTTTGTTTTTTGCAAATAAAGAAAGAGAGAAGATTGCTAGTTTTCACGATAGTTTTGGTGTAGGAAAGAAAAAAGTAAAAAGACCTTTTTTTGCTATCGGTAGAAAAGAAGAAAATAAAATACAAGAAGAGTTTAGTAAATTTTATTTTAGTAAATTAGGAATATGAGTAAAAGAGAAAATATAGCAAACGATATAATAACTAAACTCGATGCTGTTACTAGCCCTATTGAGTTTAAAAAATTAACAAGAGAACCCTTTGAGGTTGAAGAGTTAGCTGATGCACAATTCCCAGCCGCATTTATTCAAGCTGGAGACGAGACTAGAGAACCCTCTGCTATGGGTGCAACGGGGTCAGGTAAATATATGGGTACAATAGATTTTCTTATAGTTGCATTTGGCAAAGGTACAGACTCCAATATAGACACAGTTAGAAACCAAATTATTGAAGTAGTTGAAGAAACACTTGATAATGATATAACAAGAAATGGAAATGCGTTGGATACACAAATTATTGAGGCATCGTCAGACGAGGGTACAATTTATCCTTATGGTGGGGTCAGAATAACTGTGCGTGTAATGTACGAATTTACAAGGGGGACTGCATAATGGCTATGGATATAGTAATGGTTAAAGGAGACACCAAAGTAAAAATCTCGCCTGACTTTCAAGAGTATTATGAGAAAAGAGGTTTTACTGTTGAGGGAAAAAATAAAAAAATATCAGTTGAAAAAGAAACGCAAAAAGTTATAAAAGAATTAAGAAAAACAAAGGAGTAATATATTATGGCGACTCATCATGGTAAGGACGCAGTGGTTCATGTTGGTGGCACTAGCATAGGTCAAGCAACTGGATTTACTGTTGATACGACTCACGATATTGTAGAGGACACAGCATTAGGTTCATCAATGAAATCATTTGTAGTTGGTAGAGGTACATTTACAGCCTCTATTGATATGAATTTTGATGATGACGATACGGCTCAAGGTAATCTAGTACAAGGTTCTAGTTTAAGTTTTGAGTTCATGCCAGAGGGTTCGGGTTCTGGAGAGCAAAAACTATCAGGAACAGGAATCGTTACTGGAATGAGTGTTGGTGTAACTCTTGATGGAGTTACTACTAGAACAGTTTCTATACAAGGTACAGGCGGATTAACTATCGGGACAGTATAATTTAATTTATGCCAGACGATAAAAAACCTGATTATTTTGACGGAATTCGAGATCATTTTACTGGATTAGAAACACAAACTATTGAAGTTCCTGAATGGGGATTAGTTGGCGATAAAGCGATTTATTGCAAACCTTTCAACATGATGGAAAAGGCAAAGATATTTAAAGGTGCTACTAATACTGATCTTAATGTTTTAATTGATGTCATAATAGAAAAAGCGTGTAACAAAGACGGAGAAAAAATGTTTAACGCTACTCACATTCTTAGTTTTAAAACAAAAGCAGATACAAACATAATAGCTGATGTCGCCAGTAAAATTATGGGTACTCAAAATGTCGATGTAAACGACAATAAAAAAAACTAAAAAATA